TGGATGAAGTTATTACCTAAATATAAAACCATGATTAAATATCGAGTAATAGAAGAGCAAATCTTGGAAGAAGGTTTGTCTTACAATGATGCGATCACAGTGATGGAGATTTTAAATGAGCAGGGCAAAGTAGTAAGAATAGAAAAATATAACCTGCCAGCTAGATTGGGACGTGACCCTGACCTACATTAATCCTTATAAATAATTACACATATATGTGAGGATTAATAATGACACAAGATTTTATGGGCATGGATGGTTTTTTCTGGTTTGCTGGGGTTGTTGAAGATAGACATGATCCTCAAAAAGCCGGAAGAGTCCGTGTTAGATGTATTGGTTTACATACAGATGATGTAGATGCTCTTCCAATAGAAGACTTACCGTGGGCACAAGTCATGGCTCCAACGGACACTCCCTCTATGGCTGGAATGGGAAATACACCACCCTTTCTAGTTGAGGGAACACATGTTATTGGTTTCTTTTTAGATTCTTCTAATATGCAACAACCAATGATATTAGGTTCAATTCCCGGTATGCCTGTAGAAGAAGGTGATACGACGAGGGGGTTTTTTGATCCAAATGGTGTATACCCAAAAACTTTAAATGAACCAGACACAAACAGATTAATTCGTGGTTCAATTGGTGAGCAACATCCTTCTCTTCTTAAAAGACGAGGAATGCAACAACTAGCAGTTCCTATTTCAACAAAACCATTTTTTGCAAGAAATGTTCAACCGGGCGTTACGGAGGACATAAGAAAAACATGGGATGAGCCACCCGCAAAATCAAATGCCCCATCCTTCTATCCATATAATCATGTGCATGAAAGTGAACACGGGCATATTCATGAAATAGATGACACTCCAGGCGGTGCTAGATTATTGCAGCAACACATATCTGGAACATTTACAGAGATACATCCTACAGGAGACAAGGTTGTAAAGGTTGTCGGTGAGAGTTATGAAATTGTTATTAAAGATAAAAGCATACTTATAGAAGGCGACCTCAATCTAACTGTTAATGGTAATAAGAATGAACTTATCAAAGGTGATTATGTTTTAGAGATTGAAGGTGATTCGTATACCAAGATTCATAAGAACCAAAGAATACGAGTTGGTGTGAGGGGAGAGAAAGCAGGCGGTGGTAATCGTGAGGAAGAAGTTTTAGGAAGTCATGCTTTTGATATTAGACAGGCTGTTAAATACAGTATCGGTAGTGCAAAAGATGGCGCAAGAGATTATGATGTTGCAATCGGTGGTAATGAGAAGAGAGCAGTTGGTGGTGAGTTTGGTTTGCTTGTTACAAATGACATTACAGAGTCATCTACGGCTGGTGACGTAATAATAAATGCTAAGAATAATATGTCATTGAAAACAACAACAGGAATTGTTGCGATTGGTGCTGGTACTAATATCAATATACAATCATCATTAAAAACATTAGTAAAATCTGGAACCACATACACTGAAACTGTTGGTACAACTAGAGCATCTACTACTGGTGAAACTTGGACACATACTTCTGGTGGTGATATTACAATTACTGGTGGTCCAAATATTCACTTGAACCCATAGGATAAGACATGGCGGAATTTCAATTTTTAATAAATGGTGAATTGGTTACCTATGATAAGTATGAAGATATACCAGAAACTTTTAATCATGTGATTAAGTTTTTACCTGACAGTCTAGAACCATCTGGGGAAGACGGTAATCATACAGACGAACAACACGAAGCAATGTCAGTGTGGAATGAGCGATTGCAAGAACTATTGGAGAAAGAACGTGCCCGCAGCAACTAGAATTGGAGATGCAGACGTTCCACATTGTAGTGGAATGGTAAGAGCAGAAGGATCACCAAATGTTTTTATAAACACTATTAAATGGAGTAGGCAAGGTGACAACAACACCGGACACTTAATTCCATCCGCCGTTCCCTGCCCATCTCATGCTGCACCAATCGCAACTGGATCACCTACTGTATTTGTAAATGGAAAGGGTGCAGGTAGAGTCGGTGATTCTGTAGCTGGATGTACGTCGGTAGCTGCTGGAAGTCCAAATACTTTTTGTGGCCCATGAGGAGGTAGACAATGGTTGATTTTACTACACCAAATTTATGCGGCGCAAGTCCAGAATTTAATAAACTTGCTAGTCAATTTGATAGCATCAAGGAATCTCTTAAAGGTAAACTAGAGGCCGAAATTGATGATATAAAAAGTGAAGTGGGAAGTTCATTGAGTGTTTTAGATGCGGACATGAAGGATTTAATTCCAGAACTACCATCAATTCCAGATGTTAGTTTCATATCAGAAATACAAAATTTAGCAGCATTGCCTGCTGGAGGTTTTGCAGGTTTGTCTGCATTAGCAAACCTTCAATCTCAATTTGGGTCTTCGTTATCTGGGGCTGGGTTTTCTTTGGATAGTCTTGTGGGCGATGCAACAGCAGCTTTCTCTGGTGGTATTGATCTGTGTGGTGGTGGTCTTCCTAATTTTGTTATTGGGCCAAACGGTTTACCAGCTTTAAAACCAGAAGATGTTGGTATGCCATCAACGGACCCAGAGCGTTTAGATGAAGATGATCTTATTGTAGAAGAAGCAGCGTCTTCACTTTTGACACCATCAGCAGAAATATCATCAACAAATTCTGGACTTTCCGGTGCTGCGGGAAAGGCTTCCGAAGAAGTTAAGAAACGTCTTCCAAAGACGACTATTTCTGCCGAAGGTGGTAATGTATCTCTGGCAGCAAGAAAAGAATATGATAAACAAGATGCATTAATTGAGGCAAACAATATTAAAAATAAAGTTCCATCATCACCTCAAATACAAAAACGTGCAAATGCTGCTGCGACTAATTCAAATTTACCAGCAAAGGTTCCAGCAACATCTCCAGATGAAATTTTAGTAGAAATTCAAGCTTTTCAAGAAAGAGTCAATATTGCTAGTAATGCTTTTAGAGATTCTTTTACCAGAACTCAAGGTCTTTTTAAAAAATCAAAACAAGAGTCTCCTCATAATCTACTTGCAAGTGGAAAAGCAATTGTAAGAGATGAAACTAAAACATTCTCGGCAGGCGGCAGAAGTAATTTAAACTTTAAAAAGAATGGTCCAAGTGCTGGAAAACTTATGGGTGCAGAGTGGAAATTTTACTTTACAAGCGCAGGACTAGCAGAAATTAAAATAAACAATGGAATTAGCGCAAACAATGCCGGTGGAATTGAAACAAGAGTGATAGAAGTAGAGGAATTGTCAAAGAAAGGCGTGACTCTAGCAGAAGAAGTATATGATGGATTAGAAGAAACATATGCTGTGGCACCGGGCGCACCAGCGTCGTCAGGTCTTACAATTGTATCAGTCAGAGACTTAGGGTTTGTTAAACAGTTTAGACTTAGTGACGGACGTGAAGTTAGTGAAAATCAACTAGCTGGTCTGGGTTTGTCTCCATCATGATAATAAAAAAATTAGTTACACTTAATGTATTATATTGGTTACCTGACTATAACAACATTCTGCAACAATTTACTTGGCAGACAAAAGACATAGTTCCAGAGTATCCAAGAGTGCATCAATTTTTAAATTATTGGCATGAGGAGATTGATGCCGTAATAGCAGAAGTTCAGATTGCTCATAGTGACAATCATGAATATAGACCTGTGAAAGAATTTAAGATTATAGAATAAAATTTACTCTTATAAATAAATGAAGGAGTAATCATGCACAGTACTAATTCACAAGGATTTACCGACGCACAGGCGCAGAATGATATATCACGCAATGTGCGGCAGTATCGTGACCTTGATCTTTTCTTTGGTAGGAAACCTGTTAGTGGTGATGTACATGTACTAACAGATATTGCGAACATAAAACGTGCTGTTAGAAATTTAATTTTAACTAACGTGTATGAAAAACATTTTCACCCAGAAATTGGTTCTGGTGTAAGAGATATGTTGTTTGAAAATATGACTCCATTCGTGGCTATAATGTTGACAAAAAGAGTTGAGGATGTTATAGAGAACTTTGAACCAAGAGTCAGACTAATGAATGTTAGCGCAAGACCAGACTTAGACCGAAATATCTATGAGTTGACAATTACATTTTTTATCATTAACG